TTTTAATGATTACATCTGCGTCTGCTTTATAATTTTTTGCACCATTTGTAGGATCACTGTTTTGACTGTATTTATTATTAAGATCATTTAGCTCAATACTAAAATCGTTCATCGTTGTAGTTTGTAAACGGTCATCAGCAATACGTTCGTTCTTTTCGTAAACAGTAATTGCTAAATCTGATGCAGCGTTTGCAAAGTTTGTTACAGCGTTGCCTACTTGTTGCGGATTTGTATTTATAAAAGGTCTTGACCTAGTAATTGGTTGTTTAGGTTGTGACTGTGATGTGTATGTTGGAATTTTTACCATTATGATGCTATCTTAGCTGCTCCCCCTAGTAATGTTGATCCTGCATTTAGGTAAGATGCTTTTTTAGCATTTTTACCTCTAGCATACGCAGCTGCACCCTGCATACGTTCAATGACTGCGGTTTCTATTTTGTCTGCACTATCAACTTTTGCGTTATACATGATTATTTCTTTTTCAAGCTCTGCTTCAGCATACATGGTTTCTAAAACTTCTAATGGCGTTCCATCTAGACGTACGCCAGATTTAAGATATGAGCTGGTTGTTTTGCTTTGCAGTGAATTAAAATCTCTTTCAAAAATAGCAACGTTTCTTTTTCCAAGGTCAATTGCTGTTTGAGCATCTTGTTCCGCTTTTATTGCGTTACGCTCTGCTATTTGTTGGTTAGCTCTACCTTCTTGTTCAGCTGATTTACCAGCAGAAATCTGACCAGCAGCTCCTAATACAGTTGATCCTGCTACTAACAATGTTACTGGATCAGCCATTAAAATATCCTCGCATATAAATCATAATCTTTGTTGTCCATATATTTTTTCATCACACCCTCTGAATGTAATCCCAGCCATTTTGCAAACTTATGACCCGTTTCAAAATCTGATCTTACTGTTGTTTGTAATCTTTCAACCTTATTATCTGTCATAACTTGGTTAAATATTTTTTTTATTATTCTTGCTGTTTGTATTGGGTGTTTGTGTATATCTTCAGTTGCCATCACCCAACCCTCATAATTATTACCCCACATAAGTATCATTCCTCCTGCAGCAATAATTTTATCATCTACCATACCAGTCCAGCTCATGTTAGGTTTTTCAAGTTGATCTAACATATCCATATATTCAGGACGCACTTTCATTAAATCGTTATTCATACGCTTGCTTGTTATGTACCTGGCATGATCCGCTTTAAATGGTATTATGTTCATTAACTTTCGTAAACCGTAACCTCTGGATATATTGACAACACTGTTAAAGGCA